TTTTACAAAACAAATATTAAAAATTTTTTGGTAAAAATTGATAAACAATTAACTTCAACGTCAAAACAAAAAGTAGATTTAGAAATAAAAAATAAACAACAAGAGCTGTCTTTATTTTTAGATTCCCCTCTTTACAAACAAGTTTTTAACACACAAACATTTGATGAAAAGTTGCTTAATGTTATAATTGACTTTAATCCTATATCGTTTGAAGAGTTCAAAGCTACATATTTTAAATATAAAGTTCCTAAACAAACAAATACCACTGAAAGATCAGCAGCTAGTACATTACAGCAGTTTAAATCTTTAAATTTGTTAAATCCAAATTTAAAATTAGAAGATCCTAAAAATCAAGAGTTGTTTAGAGATGTATACAATCAACTCAGAACTATAATTGACGGATTTAAAATAGGAACTACTAGAGCAGCTACTGATGTTTTTGATAAAACTGGCGGAACGTTTATTAAAAACTTTTTTCTTCAAGATTTCGGTTTATCTCTAGAAGAAACTGCTGAAGCTTTTTCTTTATGCTCACAAAATTCTTCAGATTTAAACACACTAAAACAAAACATTATTAATTTTTTAGCTAAAAATGATAATTTTAACAAACTCAAATCAGGCAATGAATCTATATTACAAGCTATAATTTTTTCTATTCAATTGTCTTCTTACTCAAAAAACAATTTTGATTACATTCTATTCATTAACAAAAATACTCATTCGTGTATATCTTTTAATTGCATTGAATCTTCTTCTCTTTTTATGAATTTAGCTGATCGATATTTAGAGCTTAATGCTGCCAATAAAATAGATTTAGGGATTCAGTTGGACTCAAGAGGAGGCTCTCACGTAAGTCTGTTGTGTTAAAAAAAATAGTCTAAAGATAAATATAAACATGACAAACAATTTCGATCTTCGCTTAAAAGAATTATTAAATGAATATTCACCAGCCTCTTTAATGGATACCTTTGGAGGAACTTCAGAAAAAATTGCAAAAAAAATACAAGACCTTCCAACTAAATCTCAACATTGGGGGCCCCTACAAAAATTAAGTCCAGAAGTTAGAATCAATATTATTAACAATATAATTAAATATGTTTTTGAGGATAACGACGAGAACACCTACTCCGTTGCGATTAACGATGAAAGTGATTTAAAGCAAGCAATCGAAACAGCGATTAAAAGAACAGCAGCAGAAAATCCAGAATTTAAAGCTGCAGGTAAATGGGCAATCAAATTTTTAGTAGATCGTTTATCAAACAAAGAGCTTTTAGGAAACGTAAAATATACCACAGAAGGTGGAAAGGAACTAATAAGAGATAAAGACGTAACTCAAGCTGAAGTTAAAATCGCGCTCAAAAAAGCAATCCAAAAAGCAGACGAGGATTCACTCAAGCATTTAATGCAATCTTCTTCAAAAGAAGATAAGCCTGATGCAGAACCGATTTCTCGTGAATATAATCCACATTCTGAATATCGACTAAAAACGTACGACGAAATGGTATCCGGAAATTTAAAAGATGACTTATCGGCTATTTATGAGCGCGTGAGTGGTCTTGCTGGGGAAACTCTTACGGGAAAAGAATTTGTAAAATTTTTTGAAAGATATGGTTTTGGAATAAAAGAAGTCAAACAACTATTAAAAGCCAACGTATTAGAGCTAGCAGAAACTGAAGCTGCTCCAGGAGATGTGTCTGGGTTTGATGTGTCCGAAGAAGATTACATTGATACGTTAACAAAAGACGCCAGAAAAGATTACGAAAACTCAGGATTTAATGACAGACATGGCATAGACTTTGGATAGTTTTACGTTTCCTATTAAATAGTTAAATGCACAATTATACGTTTGATTTTGAAATTCAAACATTGTTAACAATGTTTATCCATGCCATGGATGATATTGTTATTAAAAGATATAATGTACATAAACAACCTCAAGACCAACTTAGAGTACGATTTGTGTATGCTCCAAAGCAACGAGTCTTAAATGATCTTTTAAATCGAGATCAGAATTTACAACTTCCTGTAGTAGCTTGCTATCTTGGCGGAATCGCAAAAGATCAATCTCGAGTTTTTAATAAACTTCAAGGTACATATACTCCGTTGGACAGCACTTCTCTTAAACATGAAGGACAGCCACTTCCTATAGATATTACTGTAAATGTTTCAATATTAACTAGATATCAATCTGACATGGATCAGATTATTACAAACATTTTACCGTACTTTGATCCTTATATTGTTATTTCATGGAGACCTCCTAATAGACCAGACTTTGAAATACGTTCCAATGTTTTTTGGTCAAATAACATTAGTTTGGATTATCCAAAAGAAATAAATGCAAGCCAAAACGCAAGAATTGCTGCAGATACGTCTTTTACCATAAAAGGTTGGTTATTTAAATCATTAGATTCTGATCCAATAGGTACTATTTTTACAATTAATTCTACATATGGAGTAGACGAATTAAAAGAGGGTTTATATTCTTATGATAGACTCGTCGAATCTTATAAAATAGGAGATAATTTAACTATTGCTGGTAATCCACCACAATCTTTGTTTGTAGATCCATATGTAGTGAGAAATGATAAAATGACGGAAGTTTTTGTTAATGGAAGAGGTTTTACTAAAATAAACAATGTGTATTTGTCCGGAGATCAACTTAGTGGATTATCCACCTCATATAATCCATTTTCCGCCACCCCTCTGTCTGCTTCATACCCAGCGTTTAATGCAATAAAAATTCCGCAGAGTTCGTGGAGATATAATAACTTAGACACTCTAAGTTTTATTTTTCCAGCAGTGCATACTTCAGGGTTTGTTGATTTAATAGTTGAAGGTCCTGCAGGCTACGGACAACTTACAAAAACTACTAGAAAAAATACATTTAATCCTTATCCTGTAGGCTCTGCAGAATACAATACATATATTCCCTACCAATTTCCATTTGCAGAAGGCATAAAAGTCGTTTAATTTTTTTTTTGTTGACAAATTTATTTAACATCGGACATTAAAGACCGATGAACACACTAATCAAACAACTAAATCAAATCACTGGAAAAAACAACATTGCCAGTGGTCTTCCACAAAGCAAAAAGCAAAAAATGATTGCTCGTTACATTAATCCTACTAAATATGATTTTGTGGGGTTTGTTGATCGCACAAACGAAGTAGTACTCCGCCCTCGCTATTACAATGTCCGAAACAAACTCGGACAGTTTGCAGCAATCGAAGAGTAATCATACTAATCACAAAAACCTCCTTACTTTTTTTGTAAGGAGGTTTTTTGTTTTTAATACACTTTGCATGTTGCTTTATGATTATTTTTGCATATGATTACTACAAATGACAACTAACATTATCGTAAAACTGCAATACGAAGCTCTTCACAATTGGCCTGGAGTAGTTAATGTACTACCAAATTCTCCATGGATTCATATGCTTAAAGACAAGCACAGACACATTTTTTACATTGCTTTAGAGAAGCAGGTGACTCATTCGGATAGAGACGTTGAAATCATACTGTTTAAACAAGAAGTGATTCAAAAGCTCGAATCTTCATTCGGAAGACCAGGCGATCTCGGACCCATGTCTTGTGAAATGCTTGCTGAATTTCTTTTAAAAGAATATGATTGCTCTTCAGTAGAAGTGCTTGAAGATAACGAAAACGGAGCTAAAGTATATAAATGATCTCGTTTGTTTGTGGTCAATTATGTTCGGGCAAAACTTTATATTCAAAAGCTCTTGCTCATATTTGCAATGGAACTTTTATTGAAGTAGGAGATATTGTTAGATCAATTAAATCCACAGAAGATAGAAAGTCTTTACAGAATTCAAAAAATCTTTTTGAGACTATAATCAAAGAAATAAAAAACAAAGTACAACACGAATTCAAACACGACTTGGTAATTTCTGGAGTAAGACAAAAAGAAATTCTTCAAGCTTTTGAAAACGCTACTTTGCTTTGGGTTGAATGTCCAAAAGAAGTTAGACAACAGAGATATATTAACAGATCAAGAGAAGGCGACACTCAAACATTTGAAGAAGCGGAAGAAGGAGATATAAATTTAGGAATTTTAGAAGTCAAACAATACATTTTAAATAAAAACAACATATGAAATTTTACGTCATACCTCCAAACAAACATTTAGAACTAATGCATAATGGTGATCGTTACTTTTGTTTATGTCACCACTTTTATAATGATTCTGGTTATCGAGACTATTTTTTGAATCTCAGAAAAACAAATCCATCATGCTTTATAACACTTGATAATGCTGCTGCAGAACATTCGTTAGTAAACGAGGATCAATTGCTGGAAGCAGTTGCAATTCTTAAACCCAACGAAGTAATTCCTCCGGATATTCTGTTTAATAAAGTAGGAACCATTAGCAATTTTTTATCTTTTATTTCTAAAATGGAGACAAAAAATTTATTTGAACATACTTCTCTTTTAGCTTGTCCTCAAGGCAAAACTAAACAAGAATGGCTTGATTGCTACACAATTATGAATGCTTGCCCTTATGTTTCATGTGTTGGTTTGAGTAAAATAGCTGTACCTCAATGTTGGAACTGTGCAACAGAAGATACTATGATTGCAGTTTCTCGTAACCAATGCGTATCAGAGTTGCTCTCAAAAAATATGCTAACAAAACCAGTACATTTACTTGGAATGGGAGAGCATAATGAGTTTGACTTTTATCTTAACCATAAGATTCCAAATATACGTAGTTCTGATAGTTGCTACACTGTTCTTGCTGCTATTAATAACATATCGTTTGAAAGTGGAAACACTACTCGCATTCCAACAACTAATGAGTATTTTTCCGTTACGTTGACAGAAGAGCAAAAAACCATTGCTAAACAGAATATTGATTACCTTAAAATGAGTTACAAAGAAGTATGATAGACTTAAAAGTAGTTATTTGCACAAGAGCAAAGACGGATCACGAATTTGAAAAAAGACCAATTTTTAATAGTTTGCAAAAACAAATTCTGGCCAATTCTCACCTAAAATATAAAATTTTTAAAGACAACAAAAACGGACTCTCGTTTAATTATAATCAAGAATTATTAAACCCAGATAATAAAAATTCTATTTTATTGTTTGTACACGACGATGTTGTTTTAGAAGATATATTTTTGTACGAAAAGCTAACAGAAAGTCCATACTCAATCACTGGTTTAGCTGGTACAAAAATATTTAACAAACAATCTCCAAATTTAGCATGGCATTTGGCTTCGTCGAAAACTGATTATGTCGGAGAAGTAGCACACGCTAATCAATCAAATGGTGTTTGGACAACATGTTTTGGTCCAACTAAATCTAGAGCTCTTATTCTTGATGGTTTATTTTTAAGCTGTAAAGTCAATGACTTGCTTGAAAAGAATTTAACTTTCGACGAAAATTTTGGGTTTCATTTTTATGATATTTCTTTTTGTCTGAGAGCTAACGATAAAAAACTAACTTGTGGCACTCTTCCTATTAGAGTAGTTCATCATGGTTTGGGGGATTCAATGCTCTCAAAAGAATGGTCAGATGCCAACATATTATTCAAAAAAACGTACTGTCAATGATTCTAGGAGAACAACAACTACATCAATTATTCGGAGAGACTGGGTATTCTTGCAATTTTAACGAGAAAAAATTTAGTTTCTTGCTCTTTAGAGACCAAATGTCGCCATTTGGTGATATAATAACTTTTCAAAGTAAAATAGCTGTAGGGTCATTACATCTTAAAAATAGTCTCACGTTTTGTATAGAACTTCCTAATATTAATATGTATGGGGCAGTATGCTTTCAGAGATTGTTTTCCACTCTATTGGGATCATTGTTATCAGAGCATTTTCAACAAGAAATTTATGTAAACGAAGGATGTATTTTTATTCAGGAAAAGCAATGTTCTATTAGTCTTATTAATGTAGTAAAGTCTTCATCTTTAATTCATATAATTTTTTCAAAAGACCCTTCCAATGAAACCTTTTTTTGCCTACAAAGCAATGATTCAGAAATAAAGCAGTTTCAAGAAAAAGTAGTTCAAGGGTTTTATCAATTAACAAAAAGCATTTTTCTACAAACACAGCATGACAATTTTTGATTATCTTGCTCAAATTTTTGTTGAAAAGCGAACCGACGTTTCCTTAGATCATTATGTACCTTATATGATTAATCGTTGGTTGTCATTTATAAACCCAACAATATGTGAAAGCATAAATCATTTTAACGATAAAAGCTTACTAGAAAATAAGGAAATGCACTATAAAGTTATGCTAACGTCGTTTCCTAAACTTAAATCGGTTCCAAGAATCGAATATGAAAAGAAAGCCCTTAAAAAGGCAAATGAGGATTCAATTAATTTAAACAAAGTAATTGCACAGAGTTTAGAAATATCCGAAAGAGAAGTCGAAGACATGATCAATTTTAAGAAACTTCTTTAATTGAAAAGTTGATCGCATATCGATCCGTGGTTAATTAATAACTATGGAACAATTACCTCATTCACATAAACTTACAAGAGAAAACAATGGGATTGCGGATATAGACATGTATCAAAACTGTCCTTTGCCAGAAGATTATGAAATTACCGAATTATTAGGGGATATTATTATGGCAGAGTATGCAGATGTAGCAGAAGACGGTCAATCTTTAATTCGTAATGGAATTATTTTACCTCAATCCGTTGTAGAACAAAAAGCATGGAGAATAGGAAAAGTAGTTTTAGTGGGGCCTGACACACGACAGGTTAAAGTTGGGCAAAATATTATTTTTCCTGGAGATAAAGGTTTAGTGGGGTTGAATAGAAATGGAAGGACAGTAGTCTTCTTAAACGAACAAAGAATTTTTGGAATTTGTACCCCTTGTAAATAATTTCAAGTATGCGCTTAGGAAGAACAGCTTTATTTATTTTACTGCAAACAAATGCAGCCGAGCTCCGTTTTAAGCGCAGAATTAAAAAATCAGGATTTAATGATTATCGCAGAATGCTTTGCACTAGTGATAAAAAATTACTACTCTCTGCTCCATCAAAACGTGTTTTAAATTTCGTTCCAACTCATGATCATCTCAAATACGATCCTAATTCTAAAAACTTAGTTGTTACGTGGGATATTTTTTTACAAAACTGGCGGATGGTTAATTGTGATGATGTCGACGTAATTGCCGTTATTAAAACTTCTCCAGATCCAAGTGAGTTCTGGAAATACTTTTACGATAGCCTTGCTAATATGTCTGCAGTACATAAAGCAAGATTTATGAATACATAAAATGTCACTAATTAATACATACCAAATTGCAGTAGATCACATTCCTGGAGAAATTTTTTTATTAGAGTGTTTACAAAAAAATTTAACATTCAGTGTTAATAACAGAATTATAAAAAAAGGCAAATTGCTACTTTTCAGACGTGTTCATTATTTTATTCAAATTGCTCTTCAATCGGAGAATAAAGTAAGAGAAAATTTTGAAATCCCTATTCCTTTTCAAGTAGAAAGTTATGAAGATGAAGGTCTTTTATACTTTGATTATAGACCATCTTCTTTAAAGGTATCTTCTTTGCCCGTAGCTACAAATAAAGTTTCTTCGACGTATTTTAATAAAATCTTAGAAATTACTGTATTGAGCTGATATATTGCTTAAGCTCATTAAACATATCCCACAATTGATTAGGAACATTTTGCTTAAATGTTTTGAAATCATTTTCAGTTAAGCTTTTTCTTACTTTTGTTCCGGATACATCATCGATTCTAGGAATTTCTTTTACTTCAATGTCTTTGTTATTTTCTAATTGATTGCGATACGTTTCCGCTCTGTCGGTTCCAGCTAATACTACATTAATTGTCTTAGTACATTTTTGTATACTTTTTAGTAAATTTCCAGTTTCAGTTACAACAATTTCAATTCTCTTTTGAAAGCACCGTTCTAGCATTTTTTTCTGTATTTCAATGGGAAAAGGATTAGCTGAATCCACTTTTGATTTAACAACGTTTACCACAACGTGATCATATTCAACTAATGCGTTATTTATTATATTATAATGAGCAATAGTCAAAGGACTAAACCTTCCTATTACTAAGGCATTGTTGTTTCCAGGAAGTTGTTTAATTAAAAGGGTTTTTGCTGTTAAAAACACGTCGTCTTTTACGTTTATTTCGGTCTTATTTGGATCGATTCCTGTCAGCTTATCATCCAGTTTAACATAAACCCATGCAGAAAGTTTAGATAGCAATTCTTTCATAGTTCCTTGCGTTCCAATTGATTTCAAAGCAATGCTTGATAGTTCTTTAATTTTTTTATAATATGTTTCTGGATCTACCGGAGCAAATTTTCGTTTAATGTTTTGTCTTACTTCTTTTGAGTATTGATCTTCTTGTACAATTTTTAAAAATGTTCCATCTTTAAATTCTAAAACAACACCTTCCATAACACCTCCATGTACCGAAGGAATAGATAAAAACCGTGTTTTAAGTTGTTTTATAACTTCTTCTGGTGTCGTTGTACTCTGTACTATTGTTCTTAGTTTTCCTTTAAACAGTGTAGCAGGCGTTTTAACATTCAAAATACTCGCATACTCTTCACGCTTTGTTACATCAAAGTGTTCCGATTTTGTAGTTAATCGACCAAATTCTTCATTATATTTAGTAGAAGACGTAGCAAGAAGAATTAATTGATGTATGTTTGTATACTCTCGTGTAAGAGTAGGCTTTTTCATTAAAAATTCAAAAAACAATTCCGTGTTTGAAGGTATTTGTTCAAGGTTAGGATTGGCTTGTGCTTTTTTTAAAACATCAAAAACAAATTGAAATTGACTCATTCCGATTGAGTGCTTTTTAATTTTTTTACGAGTTTCGTCGCTTATACTTTCTAAGTCTTCTGGATATACAATATTACCTTTATAAGCAACAATCCAATTTTCTTTCCAATTTGTTGATAGGGAATTGTTCGTTCGAATTACCGTTAATTTTACTCCATCGGTTTTTTCTGTCACTATTACAGGAATATCTAAAAGTCCGTTAATTTTCTTTTTAGCTTTATCTATATTCAATATAGAAATATCTAACATTTCAGATTCGTTTAAAATATTAAATGATAATTTGTTAAAAAAATTTTTAAATGAACCTACGTTTAACTTACTTGATCTAATCATTTAACTCCTCCGTCATACGATAATTTTCATAATATTTTTTAATTTGCAATAAAACAGAATGTGTTGCTTTATCTTCGGACAGAGACATTAATTTTTCGTATGTCTCAGGAAGATTGGGTATATTAGTAATTTTAAAATCTTGTTTGACCTTTTCAAATCCAGCTTTTTTGACTTCATAGTCAAGAGCTGGATTATTTCTTTCAAATCCTTGTACGCCAGGTCCAAACAATCGTCTATAAAAATCTCTAAATATATCCAATCTGCTATTTGGCGTCAAGTATTTGTTTGATAGTTGTATTAAACCCACAAACGAATCGAACATATTTAAGTCATTTAAAGAAAAATTGTTTCCAAAAATTTCTTTAGCAATTAATTCTGGTTCTGTTATATAAATAGATTCGTCTGTAGATTTTTCTTTATAAGCAGGTTTTCCGTCGTGAAAAATATGTGTTCCTTTATCATCTTTCACTGGCTCGAAAGCATCGGTTCTAAGGCCTCTATCTATAGAAAACTTTTTAACAGACAATCCTCTGGGAGGAAAAGTTTTAACTAGTCTTGGGTTTGCAGCAGTAGCAGCCTTAGTAAAAAGAGCAACTTGTTCGGAAGTTTTTAAGTCAGAACTTCCAGCCAATGATTGCAATAAATATTTATGCAATACTCCTTTAAATCCTTCTTTAATATCTTCCCATGATGAACTATGACTAAATTTAGCAAATTTGCTGGGACGCTGTTCAATATAATCTAAAAATTCAAAATCAATCTGAAGACTTAGTTTTCCATCAATTGATATCAAAGAATTTAATTGATGTCCTTTGGTTAAGCTAGTTTGTTTGGTTCCAACAAAGATAACGTGAGGAGTGATTTGTCTACCTTTTATACTGCCTAAAAACTCGAATAACTCCGTTTTTTTATTTGAAGGAACTGTTACATCTATATCTCCGATTGTTTTTTTATATTTTACAAATTCTTTGTCGGTAATTTTTAGGTTAAAAAAATGTTCTGAGGACCCATTAAAAATATGACCGGTTTTAATATCTTGTTCGTTTGGCCAAATTTTTTCTTTATATACATTTGAAAATTTTAAATTCAAAGTTTCAAAAAATTGTATTAATTTCTGCACAATAGAAGTTCTTTTGTGCTTGAGCAAATCCACTTTTTCTGCTTGAATTTCGTGACCAGTCGAGTTTATTACTCTTACATTTCCACCTTCTAATAACGGATATTTGGAATTAAAAAAAGACTCAAACGCAACTTCTATCATTTATTTATTTATTAAAAACTTCAATATTTATAGATAGTTTTAGAGCCTTTGATTACAGCAGTCCGTATTTTATCCGAAGAAGTTGTTTTGGTTTTTTTATTAAAAATGCTATCATAATTTTGATCAAAAATCTTTTTATTTACCGGACGTGGCTTATCTCCTTTACCTGCTTGATTTGAACTCATACATTTATTTTAATCTACAAATTATTAAATTCAATTATATAAGAACAAAAAAAAACCCTGGTCTTTCAACCAGGGTTTTTTGTAATCTGTTAACGAATATGCTTCGTATTGTCTCTTATTAGAGATAAACGACGCCACCAGTGCGATCGAAAGCATTCTCTTCGCCGAGGCCCTTACAGATAACGAGGTGGTAATAGAGTTCAGATCCGAAGATGTGATCTACTACACCGTATCTTGTAAGTAATCCAACGCGAGGAGCGAAGTCGTTTGGTCCAATAGTTCTTTGAACCATTACAGGGATGTATGGGCAATAGAGGATACCACTATCGTAGTATTCTGTGCCTTTATATCCAAGTAAAGCATAATCTATTGCGGCAGTTCGTCCGGGATTGTAGCCACCATTGAGGTTTCTCTTATTGTAACCGTATTGGTTAACTTGGGCTTCCGTACGAGTGTCTCTGTAGATTTGGAAACGACCTCCGACAGATCCGACCTTAGCAATTCCAACTGGTTGTGTGTTAACGTTACCGTTAACTGGCATCCATGTGAAATTAGGAAGTGTCTCGAGAATTGCGCAGATACGAGGGGTAGCGATAATAAAATTAGCGGCACCACGACGATTTCTGATAGCAACTCTGTTTGCCTCAACAACAAGTCTGTTGTAGAAGTCACGAGCACGCTCTCCAGACCAACGTCCATCAGCTGATTGGGCGTACCAGAAAGAATATCCAGCGCCTGGTCCAGCATTGAGACAGACTTGAATCATACGTGCGATCATTTCGCGGTCGATTTCAGCCTGAATTTCATAGGACATGGTAGTTGTAAGCTCGGAGTCGATGTCAATACCATTCATATTCTTAAGATCTTGTTCGAGTTCGACAGACCACTTTGCTGCAAGACGTCTTGTCATTGCTTCAACAGCGGTTTTTTCGAAAGCGACAGTGATTTGAGGAATCTTTGAGCTGAGCTCAAATTGGCTGAGTAATTGTCCAATACCTTGATCTTCAGGCATGAAGTCGAAGATACCAGGGGCACCACTCAATTTTGTTGCGTCACTAGTTCCTGTGAAAGCAGAGTTTAGGTAGTTATAACCTAATTCTTTGCCAGCAGGATTTCCATTAGCATCCACACCAGTTGATTGAGCTTGAGGCGCACCAACTGAAGGATTTGCTGCAGAACCAGTTGAACAATCCCAACAATTTCCATCACCTTTAGTCGAATAACCAAGAGCTTCGTCTTCATACTTGTAGCGCATTGCGAAAGCAAGGCCAACAGGTCCAGTCATTGGTTGAACACCAACGATCTCATTTGTGATGAGTTCTGGGAAGGTACGACGAATCATTGGAATGAGGACTTTAGGTAAGCGAGCATCACCACTTGCGTATGAGTCACTAGAAAAAGCAGATGCTCCAGCGCCAGCATTGGCACCAAAGACACTACCTGGATTTCCAGAAGCATTAGCTTCAGTTAAGCACCACTTTTCTTGGTTTTCCAAGAGAATAGCTGTGTTTAAACGGGTGTTCTCGTTGACGATTCCAGAAACCTTGTCTGATTGGAAATCCAAAATTGGACTCCACTTTTCGACTAGATTTTCTGCGAAGTTCTTATCGATATGCATTATATTTGCCATAGTTTTTTTTGTCTCCTTTGTTTTTTTACAGTGAGTGAATATTAACGAGCAAATTTAGATTTGCTTATTTTCTTCATCTCGTTCAGATAGCCGTTTACACCATCACTTGTGGTTTCACGTTCAATCTCATTGTTAAAATTTGCTTGCTCCTCAATTACTTGAGGGCGGTCAATTGTAGTTTCAAGTTGCTCAGAAATTATGTTTTCTTGTGCTTTTTCAACTTCTGTTTGTGTTTCTCTTTCAAACATGTCAACTACATATGAAAAATTTTCACTAATATACTCAGCATCTTTATTTTTTAATAGTCTTGAAATAAAGGCTTTTTTTGCTGTAGGCATATCAGCAGTCTTGCTTTCTAAGAGCATATGCGCTTGCGCTTTTTTATATTCGTGATTAAGAGTTGTGTTTTCTTTTAAAGCCTCATTCAATTCTTTGCGTAAAGAATCAATTGTCTTTTTGCCATCAACTAAAGCTTCTTTAATTTCAGTATCAACAAGCTCTTCGCTGATTCCTACAATCTTTCGGATTTCTTCAATTTGCTTTGAAGCTCTAATATTTTCAACTGCTTCGTTAATTTGATCAGCAGGAATTGTTTTATCAAGATACAAATCTAAGTAATTTGATACTTCCTCAACAATTCTTTCTTGAAATGATTTAGCTTCTTCGTTTAAGGCTTTCTCATACTTTTCTACAACTTGTTTAAGCATGCTTGCATGTTTAGTATCAATGTTTTTTACAAGCTTTTGTAATTTTACAGCATGATCAGTATCAATTGCTTCAACGAGCTTTTCTAATTTTTGAGTATGATCTTCATCAATTTTTTCAACAAGCGTTTGAAGCTTTTCAGTGTGATCTTTATCAACTTTCTCAAGAACAGTTTGAAGCTTATCGCTATATTCAGAATCGATTTGTTGTTTTACGTTTTCAACTTCTAAAGCTAACTTTTTGTTAAAGTTTTCACTTTCAGCTAAAACTTCTTTTTCTACTTTTTCTTTAACAGCTTCTTCAAATGAGGTTTGAATTAGGGTTAAAGTTTCTTCAGAGATTAAGTCTTTGAATTGTTCTTCAAGAATGTCTTTTACTTTCATGATGTAAATTATTTATCTTTTTCTGTTTGTTTTTTTTGTGAGAGAGCAATTTTTACTCTTTGTGCTAATTGAGCTTCAACAACGGAGCTCAAAGAATTACTTGCTTTTTTGTAATCTTTATTTACAATATCGCTAATAAATGTTTTAATTAATTCTGTTTTCATATGGTTAGTTAGCTCCTTTTAGTGTTGCAATAAAATTGAGTAATTGTTCTTTAATAAACATATCAGTTTCTTTTTTTGGAAGCGTTGCAATGTTTTTTTGAAGAGTTTGGAAAGCGTGTTCAGACAATTCAACAATTCTACCATCTCCTCCAACCATCCACTCTTTAGATTCGAGAATGGATTCCAACATTGCATTTTGGACGGATGGCTGGTGAACTACATCTAGACATATTAAATGAAAGTTGGAAACCTTTTTGCCTTGGTTCGATTCAGTTAAATTTCCCAATCCTCTAGTAGATATACCCATTTGTATTTTGTCTTTTACTAAAGACTTTAAAAGTTGACCCATTGGTGTATCGAGTATTAACGATTTACCCATAAAATAGTTATCGTTTTGTTTAAGTTCGACAACTAAGTGACAAGCATTTACAGGATTGACTTCTGTTGATTGAGGGTGATTCATTTCTCCAATTGCTCTGCGAGTTTGAATCATATCTGTACCATATCTTTCTACTTCACGCTTCATTTCATCTAACTGATAGATGCGTCCATTTTGATTTTGCTTTTCAGCCATCATATATGGACCCGAAATAAAATATTTTTGAGGTTCAGTCTTATTTTGCTCTTCGACTAAAAATTCTAATGATTCGTGTAGTTCTGTGGTTAAAAATTTAAGCCCCATAGTTTTATTTATTGTTATTAAAATATTTTTTCAATTAAAAGACTCAAATATTATGCTCTATTCCAATTTTGTTCGAAATAAATTTTGAAAAACGAATTGATAGGTCTATCCCATTTTGAAGGAAATATGCACTGTAGACCGACGTTAGGAATGGTTGCTGCAGTTGCACAATTGCTTATTGCAAAACCATAAATTGCTTCAGGAGTTGCTGGAGGAGGTGTTGTTGGAGAAACAATTAAATGGTATGACTTCTTAAACGAATTAGGAACGTAAGTAGTATCTTCTGCTTGTAGTGTATTTCCTGTTGTTGAGTATGGTGTATATACTGGAGCTGCAACAGCTGCTCCATTAGAAGTAGAAATTAAATTTGCCGGGTTTTCGAAGAAATCTCTTTTTGCAGTGAAGTAACCTGCAGCAGGAGCAGCATTAAGTTTATACAAATAATAGTTTGAATTTGATGGCTCAAACATTGCATGTCCTGATGCAAACGTTTTTCCAGTTACGGTTCCATTAGGAAGAATAGTAGCAAAAGGACAATTAAAAACGCCTAAATCGCTATTATTCGGAAGTAGAAAGGTTGAACTGCTGCCATCAGTACTAACTTGAAATATTTGTCGAGTCGTAGAAACTCCAGTTGAGAGTCTTAATTCATAAATTATATAAGCAAATTTATTGTTAGCTAAAGTAAAGCTAGACGGAAGCTTTACCTTACTAAATAAATCATAACCGCCACCTCCCCTTAATGATCCAGTTCCTAATTCGCTAATTACTTTTGGTCCACCGGTAGTATTCGTTAATTTAAAAGTTCTTCCTAAACTGTATGTTGCACCAGTCAATGATGAATATGTAGATAACGTATAGCTTGCAGGTTCAGCTGGCTGGATACTTGTTTGAAGTTCTAGAGCAGTCATTGTCACATCAGTAACTTGTGGAACAGCAGTTCCGCTGCCAGCAAATGCTACAGGAAATGAGTCAGCCCATGTTTTTGTTGCAACTCCATTTAAGCCACCATCTGTAATTAAGTTGTCGGCATCAGCAATTAATTGCAAATTTCCATAATTGTCTGGAATGTAAACTTTAAAATTTCCTGAGACTCTGGTGTTAAGTGTAAACATATACTTTATTTATCTAGGTTAATATATTTTTTTTATGTAATGTTCCATTTTGACATTAAATAGCGAGAAGTAAGTTCTCTCATTTCTTTTGTTAGTATTTTAGGAATAATTATAAACTCAAACCAATAACACTCTGGTGCAAAATTTCCCGTAGCGGATTTATTTATTCTTAATATACTGTTTCCATTAAATTGTATTGAAGAAGGAGAACTATCTTCTGTTATTCCTTGTTGAGGGAACATTAAGTCTAAGTTAATTTGCGAGTTATTTGCATAAGCAAACGTACCATTCGTTGTTTGCTCAACCGTTAATAATTGTATTGTATTTGCTGAGCGAGCGTAAGAAGTGCTTCCCACTCTCAAATAATTAGTAGGACTTTTAATTACATCAATTTCAAAAGTTTCTCCATTAAAAATTAATGAAGAAGATCCAACTTGTATTGCTTTGTTTTGATTATCAAAATCTCCAAACGACCAGCCAACAAAAGTATCTTGATCAGGCTCAGCTTCCATTAACGGTTTTACTACCATAAATGTTGTAACACTGGTCAATGTGTTAAAATTAGTGACATTACTACTCAAGAAGCTTGTCATGGAGAAGTACAAAGCATTTTTTCCGTTATGTTGATTTAAACTGAGAGTCGGTGTCGAAGAGCTGTTCTCTTGAATTAGTGTTCCCCATACCGATACAGGGTCTCCTGAATTAACAGCTCTTTGTGTTTGATTAATATCTTTGTACAATATTTCTGAGTTACTAGAATCAGATGCTACAATTGGATTTAATGTTTGAACATCAAACTTTTCGAGCGTCACAAAATCATTTGTCGTATAAATTACATTCATACCGTCAATAACGGTTATTCTAACGTTTGTTGTTTGTAGCAATGATTCGCTTTCAAAATCAGCACTCTCGGGATTGCTGAAAAGGTAATTATTGTACCATCGATTACTATCCGAACTGCTTAACTGCCAGACAAATACAAAAGGAGGAAGAATGTTAGCAGAGGCCCACTCTGCAGCATTGGAAGAAACCGTATAAGACAATGTTGTAGTATAACTAATTTCAGATACAGGTATAGGGGTCGGAGTTGGGGTAGGACTGGATGTTGTAGTTGGAGTTGGACTAGAACTAGATGTTGGGGTTGGAGTTGGACTAGAACTAGATGTTGGTGTTGGAGTTGGACCAGATGTTTGAGTTAGGGTTGGTGTAGCACTGGAAGTTGGAGTTGGGCTAGAACTAGACGTTGGTGTTGGAGTTGGACTAGATGTTTGAGTCAGGGTTGGTGTAGCACTGGAAGTTGGAGTTGGGCTAGAACTAGACGTTGGTGTTGGACTAGATGTAGGTGTGGGCGTTGGAGTCGAAAAATTTGGATCAACACCAATAAACCCACTTAATATAACATTTTGCGTAAAAATATCATTATAAAACATTTGTTCAGTTAAAAGCGTTTGGCCACTTTCTCCTGATAATATTATGTTATTAGATAATAAATCATTAATATTTTCTAAGCTTTCTTCAATTAACATCAAATTGTCCGAAGATGAATTAAATCCAGAGAGCGTCAATGCTTGCGTAAACGCTTCAAACGGCGTTTCTATGTATTCCGAATCCATGACAGATAAATTGTCTGAAGATGAATTGAATCCGCTTAATTGTTGAACTTGATTAAATGAGTCGGATGTAGCTTTTATGTATTCCGAATCCATGATAGACAAATTGTCCGAAGATGAATTAAATCCAGAGAGCGCTAATGCTTGCGTAAATGGCTCAAAAATTGCTTCTAGATTTTCTGAATCCATTACAAATAAATTGTCCGAAGATGAATTAAATCCAGAGAGCGCTAATGCTTGCGTAAATGGCTCAAAAATTGCTTCTAGATTTTCTGAATCCATTACAAATAAATTGTCCGAAGATGAATTAAACCCAGAGAGCGTTAATGCTTGCGTAAACGGCTCGAAAATTGGTTCTAGATTTTCTGAATCCATGACAAATAAATTGTCTGAAGATGAATTAAAGCCACTTAATTGTTGAGTTTGTTTAAACTCTTCAAAGTATGTTTTAGGATATATTGGATCTAAACTACTTAAATTGTCTGAAGATGAATTAAAGCCACTTAATTGTTGAGTTTGTTTAAACTCTTCAAAGTATGTTTTAGGATATATTGGATCTAAACTACTTAAATTGTTTGATCTAGAATTAAAACCGCTTAAACGAAGAGCTTGAGTAAATGGCTCGAAGTGTGTTTTAGGATATATTGGATCTAAACT